TGTCCCATCAAAATCAATTACACAAAGAACATAATCAATTTCTCCAACTACTACGTAAACTACTGCATGAGATGCATCAATAGTTGAAGCTGTCCATTCTGTGTCTTCTGCGTTTGCCCCAAAAGTAGTAATTCCACCAACATAAGTGACTTCATCAGCACCACCATGAGTAATAGCCTTTCCTCCAGTATCGTACCCAGCAGAAGCACCAGAAACTTCAGTGTTTCCTTCAGGGGCCAATAAAGCATCAAGAGTTTCATAGTCCTCATCATGAGTAGCATACGCAGAAAGTAAACATACGTTAACAGTGTCGGTAGTAAGATCAATGTTTCCTTCAAACATATTTTTTACAGCTGGGCCAAACATATCATTAGTAACAGCCATTTAGAAAACCTCCTTTTCTTATATTTTATGCCTTACTTTTTGTTTCTACTATCCATTCTATAATGTCTTGAAGATCCGCCAAATCATAGTTAAGGCGATCTTTCAAGAGAGCAACCTCTTCTATAGTTATATCTTCTTCGCTTTTTCTTTCCCTGTCTTTATCTTTTTTAGTATCAGTAGGTTCTTCATCATCTTTTTTAGTAGGGACTTTTCCGCCTTTAGGTCTTTCAGGTGTTTCTGATTCATCATCTTCAGGCTGCTGTTGCATCATTAGTTCCTGAGTTTCAAGATCTCGTTCTCTTACCTTATTATCAAGAGATTCGGCATCGCCTAAATATTCGATAATATCGGCAACATCATCCTCATCATAATCTAGCAGATGAGTTAAAATCCAGTGAAGACTAATTTTTAGATCTCTATGAAGAATAAGAGCAACATTAGCTTTAAGCTGTTTTACTTGCCATAACCTTAACTCATCAATAGTGGAAAGGATTGGTAATTGGATTTCATATTCTACAGCATTAGGATCAATACCTCTGGTCATTAAAGCAAAATCAAAGAATTTATGTAATCCTTTAATTACAGCTAGTTGTAACCTACGTACCGTTCTGGCAAATTGAACGTCTTGTTCAGTAATCATTGCCCTAGCCCTTACGTCTTTTTCATGAGAAAGATAAGCTTTAGGAACTTTTACCCCTGCAAATTTCTTGTTCCTAAAATATTCTACATCAGCTAAAACCCCTAAGTTAGTAGCTCCCTGTAAAACCTTTACGTTTGCGTTACTGCCATCTTTAGTGGAAATAAAAACATCTTCTTCTAAAGACATTGGATTATAGTCAAGATCCATTTTACCAGTTTTTGGATCAATAGTTCTGCGTTTTTTCATTCTTTCCATAACTTCATCTACGTATTCTAAAGTAGGTTCTCCTGGTTCAATTCCTTCAGTATCTACCAAATAAGCGTATCTTTGAATAGCTCTAGTCAGTCTGGCTAGTACTACGGAATCTTCCAACATTGATAACTGCTTAAAGAGTTTCCGAATAGGAGCTAAAACTGATCCATCGACTCCATACTTAGATCCCCTATCCTTGTTCAATTGAAAGTGAATAACCTGCCAGTGTTCAAATTTAGCGACTTCTCTTTCCAACTCGTCTTTCTGAACATAAGGGTACTCAGAATCTAATCTTCCCCATTCATCTTCAACAACAACCATTTTACTATGATCTAGATACTTTAACCGATGTATTTCTTTATCTGATTGAACAACTATTTCTTCAAACTCATCTCCATTTTTAGCTAAGTTACGCATAATAGACCATAGTTCAGAATTAAGCTTCGTGTTGTCAATTACTTCCTCTAAAACATTCACAACTGTTTGATTATCGCTCATAATTTTAATGACTACATCAGTTTCTGATTCACCTTTAGTAGCATTATCAGCATAAATATCAAGAGCAGAGGAAAGTTCAGGATCCTCAGTATCCATCAAATCGTAATCCTTATACTTGGCAATCCTCTTTGGATCAAGGTGCATTTGATCATCATACCATACACCACTATTTCTAACAGAAGCCCCATACCCTGTTCCTCTAGTTTTATCAAACTTTTTTCTGGTTTGTATAGAAGAATCAGTTTCAGGAGGTTCTTCATGAGTTTGGTACTTAGCTAATGTGTTTGCAATATTACGCAAAATACTCTCTCTGAAAGAGAGTTTTCTATCTTCCATTACTAATTACCTCCTTTTTATTATAGTATGCTCTAATACAGCGATAACTTATTTTAATAGCCATGAAAGATCTTCTTCTGTTGATGGATCATGATCCATAAGGTTAGTTTTTCTTTGAGTATGCATAATCGGGTTTCTTTCATTTGATCTTACATTTCTATTCCCTGCTCTATTCCCATCAAGATTTCCAAAACGTGGAGGAAGAGAAGGAGCATGTGGTCCAAATTCAACACAATGATGGCAGACACCAGCAATAGCATCAGAAACGTCCTTTGATCCTGACTTATTAGCAGGATGATCTATTTTTCCTGTTTTTTCATTTTTTTCCAGCCTAATAGTTTCCCAATAAGCAGGTTCATACCAGTACATTAACATACGATCTTCATACAGGGCATCTTTGTAAGCATGGTAAGCATCTGGTTTTCTATCTACAGAGAATTCTCCTGCATCAATACCTTTTTGGATCAACTGTTGTTGGGTATCAAGGGATTGGTATTGGTCAAGGGTTACTTTATTCAGCTTGTAACCATAAGATCTTAATTCATGAATTAAAGATCTTACATTAGAAGCTTTTATTTCTCCTTGTCTTGGAGCTACAATTCTAAGCATAAGTTCTATAGCGATAATTGGCATTTTCTGGATATACTCTTCACCATCTTCATTTCTTTTAGTAACAGAAACATAGTCATGAACATGTCCCATTGCGAAACCTGCCATACTTGTCTTTGCAAGGTCAATGTGAATATATCTGGGCTTTTGTTTCATAGTATTGTAAAGCTTTTTATAATATTCTATATTATCTTCATCTGCTTGTTCATATAATTTCTTATATCTGGGGATAAGAAGTTTTTCTGGGTTCAGAGCTACTCCATCTTCTAAAGTGGTAATTTCCTTACCAAAAGGATGTTCTAATTGTAACTCTTTTGGTCCTCTTTCCATTGCTTCTGAAACTTTTTCCCTATATAAAATAAAAGGATGAATAGAAAGGGTTGGTCGTCCTGCCAAATCTCTAATAGAAGAATCAATGTCTTTTTCAAAGTCAAACTTATACTCAATAGGAACATCTAGTATTTCCAACTCTTTTTCCTTACAAGTTGCTAACTCTTCTTGGCAAGTAATAATTTGCGGTCTTGTAGTCAAATCCCCAAGAGAAATTTTAAAAGTTTCTCCACAATACTTATCAGGAGGAGGAGTATCCCATTGTGAGTATCTTCTCCAAAATATTTTTGGGTTTTCTGCAGCTTCAGCAATCCTACGCTCAGTATAATCATCTGGATATGCAGCAGAAGATACCTGTAAAAGTAATCCAGGAAGCTTCCCTCTACGCATATAACGTGACTTCATACGTCTAATAAGCTGGGTTCTTAGACTTTCTGCCTGATCATAGACCCCTCCATCAGAAGCTCTAGCTGAATTTTCGATGTAATCAAGGAAGTTTACCTCATCCATTACTCCTCCAAGTACGTTATAACCTAAAATTCCCTGCTCACCAGAAGCAACAGGGAATAACCACACATTATTAGTCAATCTTAGCTCTTCAGCTTTATCGTTTACGATAGGAAAGTGCTCTTTGAAGTAAGGAGAGTTGTTCATTTTGCTTTTCATGCCCTGAAAAACGATTTTTTTGGCGGAATCTTTGTTAATTGAGACATTTATAAAGGCAATTACCGATCCATCCATCAATCCTAAAGCTTTTTGAGGGTTTTTAAAGCAAGAAACTTCATAAACCATGTATGCCATAGCAGTTTCAGCTATCGTACTCTTCCCCCAACCAATAGAACCAGCAAAAACCGCTTCATCATAGTCTCCTTCAAACATTTCTTCAAGATCATTAAGCAAAACGGGGTAAATTTGTCCTCTTAAGCCTAGATAATCAGGATGTTCGACAAATTCTCGAACAGGAATAGGCTTATTTTTGTATGTATAGTTCATTAAAGACATCAAAAGTTCCATTTCGGAACCATTATTCTGAGACATAATGTGCTTTAAAAGCTCAAGATCCTCTTTACTGAAGTCTTGAGTAAGCTCATCAAGGGCTTTTACTACTCTTTGGTCGCTTAAAATGTCAGATTTTACCATAAAAACAAGACTCCTTAACGAAAATGGCTGGGATAATAGGACTTGAACCTATACTACAAGCTTCAAAGGCTTGTGTGCTGCCAGATTACACCATATCCCAGCAATTGGTCGAAGTGGAAGGAATCGAACCTTCGTCCCATGGTCCCAAACCACGTGTTTTACCATTAAACTACACCTCGTCAATGTAACTTTTTATTTCTTTTATACAACCACTAAAAATTGTTACAACATCACCATTTTTATAGATAATATGTGCTACTTCTGCACGTTTATTATACTTAACTATTACTTTTGAATCAATATAACCGCTAATTTTACCAGAAATAAGTGCTTTTTCGAGTTCCATAAGGGACTCCTTAAAAATTGGTGGAGCAGCAGGGAGTCAAACCCTGGTATAGAACACTCACTTAAGTTTATGCTCTATCGAATTCATTCCTGCCCCACATATTCTACTTAGAGTAGTCAATTTTTTTATCCTCAAATCTTTCTGCTGCTTCCTTTCTCTGGTCTAATGATTCTACAAAACGTTTCATTCATTTATTAAACCATTTTATAAGTCTACTCATGATAATAACCTCCCTAAAAAAGCGAAAACCAGCAATCATTTAATAAAGATGCTTCTATTAAACAATTGCTTAATAAGTAATAGTAATAGTTAGCAACCATTTTTTACACATCCAATCTACTCCACAAGGTACTGTCTGGTGTCCTCCTGCTCAATTTTTACATTTTTCAAAGGAAGAACAACTCTAACAGTGTCCTCTTCTGGATTTAGTCCCCCAACAACTTCATTGCCTTGAAGTGGTTCTGAGTACTTGTTAGAAGCACGATGATGAACAGTAACAAAAGGTGCTTCTACTGACTCTCTGGGAATGTTCCAATGAGCAAGAGCAGTATTAACTAGTTGATCTGCTGTCCTGCCTTGCATTTCTCCTACAGATAATACTCCGCTTAAAGTAACAACCATATCATTCATTTATTATCCCTCCTTGAAGGCTTTCTTCTGGAGTTCCTTCAATCTCATACCCATCAATAATAATTTTCATGTTATCTACCTCCTAAAAGTCACTAGTTATGCTCAGTACTAATAATAGTAATAATGTCCCTATAAGCATTCCTAAAGGATCCATATGATAAACTCCTTATGACTCAATTTCCTCACATTCAGCATCTATAACATTCTCAGCAGGTTCTTCTACAGCAATATCTTCAACAGCTTTAAATAATTTACTGGCAATTAATCCCATTCTTGTCATAGTCTTATCAGCAGTTTGCTCATCCTGTAATTGATCTGGTACTACAGGCATGTGTCCGATTAAACCACCAATATTTAGTTGGTCAGGAGCTTTATCAACAACTCCAAGTTCCATTTTCAATCTGACAATTTTTTCCAGCATATTTGTAGCTAACTCAATTTCCTTGTTTGTTCCTTTAAACAGTTTATTAATCTTAGCTTCAGTTTCAGCATCTCTACTTATCCTCTGTAACTGGAATAAATATAATCTTTCCAGTTCTTCAATTTCGTTTACTCCCCTTTTCATTTTCTCTACAGCTTTGCGGACAAAAGGCTGATCTTCAACAGCGTTCATAAGTTCAGCAGGAGGAAGAGAGGATTTATATCTGTATAGTTGTCTTTTCAGGGAGTCAAATTGAATGTCGGTCATTTGGAACATATCTTCTTGCAACCATCGTGCTACTTCATCAATAGAAATTCCAGCTTTAATTCTCATGTCTAGCTCATTGAAGCAGGGTAAGCTTTTCAGCTTTTCAAACTTTTCTTGTTTATTTCCTTTTTTACTTCTTCTCCTAGGAGCCGAAATTCTTTTCGTATCTATCTCCTTGCCCATAGTGATCCTCCTATATGACAATTTTCTTGTGTAGTATTAATTTTGTTAATACTTTCTAACTCTTTTGTCAAACACTCTTCTTTATTATAGTATATGCAGAATAAAGTGTCAAAAAATACCAGACACTTTATTTGACAAACCGAGAAAGGGTGAGGTATAATGGTAGATGTCTGGCAAGTGGTTTAATGAATGGTATCTTTTAGCTTGAGCTGTTTATAAAATAACAGCTCTTTTTCTGTACTTTTTTATTGACTTCCGAGGGGGGCAAGGGTATAATAGTAAGTGAGTTGACCCCCTCAGTTTGTATATAGTATTACGTTGTGAGCTGTTCTTTACGAGAGGAGAGCAGCTCTTTTTTTATTATAACCCCATAAGGAGTGGTTCATGTATGTTCAATCCCCAGAGTGCCGACCAAAGAAGTTTAGATCTACTTGAAGCAATCAGCAAGGCAACAGGAGTAAAGTCCGATACCGAAATCATCGAATCGGCATTAATGGAGGCAGGAGAGCGTTTGGGCGTTATTGAGGTCAATGATGAAAATGAAGAAGGGGTATCCTTTTCCGTTAAAGGAATCCCAAGGGCAAAAGAGAGGCAACCTGCCAGTAACCCCAGAATGTGTCCCTCATGTAATTCAACAGACATAAGGATCCTAAGAAGAATAACAGGCTACCTGTCCACCGAAGATAAGTTCAATGATGGTAAACATTCCGAGCTTCATGATAGGGAACCCCATAGTACATCCATTAAGGAACCTACCCCAGCGTAGAGTCCTTTTTAATGTACCCGATAGTGCTCTCCTTTGCCCCTTCGTCTACCCTACTATACCAGTAAGTCTTTTCTCTCCCCCTCCCCCTTCCCTCCTCCCCCTTTCCCTACACCCACACTCATTTTTCATAAACACGACATAATGGCAAGCCTTTGGCTTCCAGATTTTGGTAGCCCTGTGATCATTTTCCATATCTGGAAATCCCTTCCAGCGAATTGGAAATTTTTTACAGCGTTGAGCTGGAAATTTTTTACAGTTTCATTGCCAGGATTTTACAGCGTTGGAAATTTTTTACATCGGAACCTGCCTGCGTAAATTTTTCCAGCTCTTCCAATTTCTGGATTGTCCCCAGTTATTGCCAATTCAGGAAATAAATGTCAGGAAATTTTGCTGGTAAAAATTGTCAGGGATTTCCAGTTTCTGGTATATGGTAAGGTTTGCATTAAATGTAAATTTCTGGAAAAATTTTTTCTGGGAATTTTTGACAATTTTTACAGGATATGGAAATACATTTATTACCAGTTCCCCCAATTCTATACAGACCTGTAAAATAGTTACAGCAAATTTCTGCCATTTTTTCCTGTAAAATACAGAGCAGTAAAATCTTGGGAAATACATTTATTCCCAAGTTTCCCAGTATAAAACATTCCTAGGAATTTCTCCCAGGAAAAATTTGACATTCCCAAATTCTCCCAGTAAATATCTGCCAAATATTCCAGCCGTATCCATACCTGGAAAAAATAGTCATGTAAATTTCTGGTAGTGCTGTAAAATTCTGTGCGAAGTGAACAATTTTTTACAGTGAAAAATTGACATTTTTTACAGTCTCTGTAATTACTGACATAAATTCTCAGGATAATTCTTCCTTATTCTGACAGTTCCTGTAAAATTCTTCCTATAATTTCCTCCTAGCTATTTTACCATCCTATTCCAGACCTACCAATTATTCCCAATTCGTATTCAGCCAAAAAAATTGGGATAATCTACCATTGGTAAATTATCCCAGGTTCGCCTGCTATAAAATACCTGAATTGAAAGTAAAGCGAATCAATTCATATAGCAGATAGAGGAAAAAAGCGAAAATGCCAATATACCTCATTGTTAAAACCTCCCAGATTTAGTATTTTTTGAAAAGCCTGCTACCTACTCAATAACAGGCTTTTCTGCTCCTAGCTTTTAGCTATAATGCCTATTGTGTCAAGTCTATCTTCTAGCCTGAATAATTCTTTAAGTAATTCTGCGTTAACATCATGTATTTTTTGGTTTAATTCTTTAGCATCTGCTAGTTCTTTTCTGAGTATATCAATTTTTTTATTTTTGTCTGCGATGTCTCTAGCGAATCTTGTTTCGGCTTTTTTGTGTTCTCGGCTTAAGAATAGCATGGATTCGGCTTTATCCAGTATTTGGATGTCGAAGTAATCTATTACAATGTTTTCCATATATTCCCTGCGTCCAATATCATTATTAATTATTGCGTCTAGTAGTCCAGTTACTGCAGAGGCAATATCTGCAATATGTGCATTATCTAATTCGTGTTTAAAAGCTAGATTTTTGTTGGCCTCGATTAAGAAGTCCAGCATCTGAAAACCTCCCTTCTTTAAAGGATGTCAAGGGGTACCAGCGAGTAGGTCCAGTACCCTTGACTTTTTTTACTACCTGGCTATTTTTTTTCTTTGAACAATTTTTTCAGCTTTTCTGTAGGATTTTTTGTGTTCTCTTTTTTGATTTTTTCAGTATCTCCTATAATATCGTGTACAAGTTGGTTAATTATGGGATTGTTGGAATAAACAGTGTTTTTATGCCTCAATGGTTTCAATGTATAACCTCCTCTCGATTTCGCCTGAATAAAGCCTGATTCGTGTAATTAGTTGTTCTGTAGGGATTAGCTTTAAAGTTTCTTCATCAGAAACCAGGTTAACTTTTTTCTGATTCAAATAATGATTTAAAGCTAGTGCTAATAATTGGCTAGTTGAAAGCTTTTTAGCTTTGGCAAATTCTTGAGCGTTGTCAAAAATTGGCAAGTCTTCAGGTCGAATATAAATTGATTTTTGTGGCATTTTGTACACCTCCAATCTGGAAAATTTTGTATATATTAGCAGGTAGTAAAATTTAGAAAAGAGGAAGGGTATATGACAGGCTATACCCTCCTCTAGTTCCTATTCTTTATCCTCTTTGCATAGTGCTTGAGCTAGTTCCAAAGCAATTGAGCTAGGGTCAAGCAATATGGCGAGTAATAAGAATATATCGTCAGCAGGTTTATCTGTCTCTGTATCTCTGCTCCTAGTCATGGCTAACTACCTTATATAGAGGTAGTTTTCCATCAGAGCGTCAATACCCTGCTTTAGCAGTTTCAAGCCCTGCTCATCGGCTAGCAGTGATTCCGCCATCATCCGAGCATCAGGCTTTAGCTGTACGGCGAAGTTGACAAGAGATTCGGCTTGTGTAAAGCCTTTTCCCTTAATTGATTTCTCTAGTTTCGAGAAATCAGCCTCAGCCGAGTTAGCAACCTTTATTACTTCTAGAAGGTTTTTCGTTGCCGTTTTATCTGCAACTACCTTCTGCAGAAGTACCAGTTGCCCAATCTTAAGAGTTGTTAGGAGCTGAACAACAATTATCTTGCTCATTCCCTGTACGTCCTTTAAGATTGTTTCCAGAACCTCAAGTTTCCATTCGGTAATTCTTGACATAATTTAATACCTCCGTTTAATTGTTTTTTGTGGATACTTGACATCCTGCCCTGTCAGTATGTAAACAGCTTTTCAGCTGTCTCCACCTTTTGGGTGTTTTTTCCTTTTCTGTGGGATTCTGGCTTGCCTTCCGTCCCTTGCCGTTTCCTCTTAGCGTCTCCGGTGAACCTTCCCTTCGCCCTGTCTCTGTTTTGTCGGCTTTCCCCTTCTTCCCGATTCCTCGGTTCTGGTCTGGCAATTCTTCCTGGAGCCTTTAGCCTTGATTCTCGGTGGCTTGAGTTGGCTTGCCTTCTTCCTTTGTTTGGGAGGGTTCCTCTGTTTCCTCCGTTTTGCCTCTCTCTCTCTCTTTCAGTTATATTATCTCATGTAACATAACATATGTCAAATTACATTATTGTAAATTACTGTAAAGGATATACAGTTTATGTCAAGACCTGGCATTAAATGTCAGGGATTCTACTAGTTCTTTCCTGTAGTTACAGGGATTTTCTGGAAAATAAAAAGTTTATATATTCTGGATACAAATGCAATTTGAATAGAAATAAGCGTTTATTCATGTTTATAGTAACTTTAGCTATGCTAAAAACTTTTTTTTCGGCTTTTTATTCAAGTGTTCAGACAATTTTGCCCGAATTTCTGCCTTTTATTGACATGTACTCCAGGCGTTACCAGATATGGGATTTTTTCAAACTTTAGCCGAAAAAATCGAAAAAAATATTTCCTGGAAATTATTTTGCCAGTTTCTGGAAGTGCTGGAAAAATTTGGGTGCTGTCGCTGGGAATAATTGGCAGAGATGGGAGGGGTTTCCAGCAGGGGGGTGGCAGGGGTGATACGGTGTCGAAGTGTGCGAAAGTGTGACGTGTGGTCGAGTTGTGCGTGAATTCGTGCGTGAAATCGTGTTGCGTGAAAATTCGATGTTATGTCATATTGTATGTAAATTTAAACATGATGTCGAAATTACAGTTAAAAAGAGCAGGAGTCAATTGTAGAGTCAAATTGTAGAAGGTGTCAATTTTTAAGTCAAATTGATATAGTGTCAAGTAGTCGTTAAAAATGATGCCTTATCTAATTTACAGTCAAATTGAATCTGTTGTCGGCTTTTTAGACAATTCGACATTCTGTCAAACTTGCAGAAAATAAGAACCTGTTGTCATTATTTCTAACAATTCGATGTAGCGTCAAAGTGAACGACATTTCGGCATCATGTCAAAATTACAATCAGTTTGACATCTTATCGAATCTGCAGAAAAGTTGACATAGTGTCAAAGTATCCGCCAAATTGATTACGTGTCAAAATGCCAGAAAATAAAAACCTGATGTCTAATTGTCTTGTTAATTGACATAGCGTCAAATGTTCAACCATTCCGATATTATGTCAAAGTTATTATACATTCGACAAGCTGTCAAAAAATCAGAAATAATGATGAAGTGTCAAAGTGTTAGTAATATTGACAAGGTGTCGAAATCATCCCCCGAAAAATCAAAGTTGACATCATGTCATAATTACTACCAATCAGACATCATGTCAAAAGTAGTATCAATTCGATATAATGTCATAATTACTGCCAATTCGATATAATGTCAAAATGTCAGCAAAATCGACATCATGTCAAAATCAAAAAGTTTAAAAAGCTGCTCTGTTTGTGGACAAAAGTATATAGTACATATAGGGTACATAGAATGGTATAGGTTTGGTATGCTGCTCGGTTTGGAGCCATATGAGGAGGTACGGGTAATGTTTTGGTAGCACCCACTCAAGGATCACGACCGCTCACCACGACCGCTGCCCCTCACTAACTCACACCCACGCTCAAGATATGCGAGCCAGAGAATTCTCACTGCTGCTCACGGACACTTTGGCGTTTTTTCTGTAGAAGTTTTTATGGAGGTTCACATGCTGCACTTAGGTTTTTCTGATTAAAAGTTTTTCGCAGACACTTGGACGCTGCCCTTCCGCCAAAAATTTGGGGACGAAGTGCCAGCTCTACCAGATAAAATGTAGACCAAAACACTGGCCTGCCGCTTGGCAAATGATGGCAGAGATGGCAGATATTGGAAGGTGGTCCTGGGTACGGGAGTGGTGGCACGTGGTGCTGTATTAGTGGTGTATGATCGCTGGTAGTGGTATATAGGTATAGTGTTAGACACAAAATGGTGAGTAGCGATTTTTGAACAATTCGTGTCACGATTTGGGTGTTACCCCCGTCATATTTCCACACTTTTGCTATTTTGGCGAAAAAAAGTAACACGATTTACCCTCCGTTATATGGTTACTAATGCGTTTCAAAGAACACTATATACAGAGTAGCGTATACTACCTGCCTATATACTCTCTCTCACTATACGTTAAGGAGAACCTTATTTACACTCGTTCCCCCATCTGCCCAAAAGCCCACAAACCCAATATTCATAGGCTTTTACACGGTGTAGGGATTTACCTTCTTTTTTAAAAAATGGCTTGCTTAATGCGTAAAACGCACAGAAAAGTG